GCCAAGAAAACTGCGTTACAGACTGCATACGATAACAATGAGTATCAGAGAAAAAGAGCAGCAGAATATCCATCCATAGCAGATCAGCTAGATGACATATATCACAATGGCGTTGATGGTTGGAAAACTACTATCAAAGCTACAAAAGACAAATATCCAAAGAGCTAAATCATGTGCAAGTGTAATGAAGATTATGATTGTATATGTAAAGGAAAAACTATGTGTGAATATTGTGGTGGAGAATGTATCTGCCGGTAAATGAAAATATCAGACAATACATCGGTTTCAATGCCGATGCGAAACCTTATAGCTATCTGTGGTGCAATCGCAGTAGGCACAATGGCTTTCTTCTCAATTCAAGAACGAATAAATAACTTAGAAACAAGAGCAACATTATTTGAAGCTGATCTCGTCAAGAACGCAGACCAGACTCCTATAGATCAGGAACAATTTATGTTGCTTGAGTTTATTTCAGGCCAAGTAGAAAGCATGAGTGAGGACTTAGAAAATATGTCTCATAATAAGGTCAATATAAAAAGACTACAAGCTGATATGGATAAGGCATTAGAAGATATAGAACATCTAAAAGACAAGGTAAGAATGAATGGTAACTAAAGTCATAATAGCATTATTATTATTTTCACAAGGACAGATGATTGAACACACAATAACTGATGGTGTTAATGATTGTTTAGAGAAAAAAAGAATTATGCAAAGAAATATGTCCGATACTGTTCAGATATCTTGTGCCAAAGTAGAAGCTGATATTGAAACTATAGAAGGTGCAGAATTTATTAGGAGTTTAAGAAAACTATGAATATTGATATGAAAACTATAACACCTTACATAGTTATAATTGCTTCTATGTTAATCACCTGGGGAACTTGGAGTCAAAGATTAGAAGCTGTCGAGAAAAAAGCAGACTCTATATCTCAGATGCAGCAAGATATTGCTGTTATAAAAGAAAAGATTATTTGGATCGAGAAACACTTAGTCAACGATAGATGAAAATGTTTATTATTTTTTGGCTGTGTATTCAGAACCCATATACAACATTAGAAGAAACTTGTGTGGATCAAATAATGTATGACAGAGCTTACGATACTAGAGAAGAGTGTAGAGAGGCATCTGCTAGGTTGGCAAACTCATTTATGGAACAACCTAATGTGTATGTAACGACTTTCTGCACAACAAAACACACATCTGAAATTTAAAGGAGGTTATTATGTCAAATATCCTCTGCGTGAGTGATTTGCATGAGCCATTTAGTCATAGACATAGCTATCACTTTTTAAAGGCAATAAGTAAAAAATACAAATTTTCAAGAGTGGTTTGTATAGGAGACGAAGTTGATTACTCAGCTTTGTCCTTCCATGACTCTGATCCAGATTTACCAAGTGCTACTAAAGAATTAGAATTAGCACAATACAAAATTAAAAAACTAGAAAAATTATTTCCAAGAATGGATCTATTGCATAGCAATCATGGTTCACTTGTTTATAGAAAAAGAAAACATCATGGCTTCCCTGAACAAGCTATAAAAGATTATGCTGATATACTTGGTGTAGATCACACTAAGTGGAGGTGGCACGATAGATTAGTCATTAAGGATATGTATGGTGAATATTATTTTTGCCATAACATGAACAAAGATCCTGTTAAGTCATCAATGTCTATTGGATATAATTTTATCCAAGGTCACTATCATACGGATTTCAAATTAGGGTACTGGAACTCCCCTGAGAAACTTAGGTGGGGAATGACTATAGGATGTTTAATAGACAAACATTCTTTAGCCTTTGCCTATTCAAGAGTAAATATACGCAGACCTACTCTTGGTTGTGCAATAATATTAAATGGTGTTCCTCAACTGATCCCAATGACACTTGAACAGAATGGTGGATGGAATGGAAAAATCTGAAGATAAAATAAATCCTGGATATTATATTGGTACAAAAATCCAAGTATCAGATTTTATTCAAGAATTTAAATTAGATTATTTTCAAGGCAACATTGTGAAATATGTCGTAAGGCATAAACAAAAGAATGGCATTGAAGATTTAGAAAAAGCTAAATGGTATTTGGAGAAACTAATAGAATGTACGAAGAAGTAAAAGACAAGATCAAGAAAAGTGAAGGTTATTCTGCAACTGGGTACTTCCTAGAGTACCGAGGAGCTAATGGTGAAACCATTAAAGAAGATTTTATGACTATCGGATATGGCCATAAGTGTGTTGATGGTGATCCTTATGAACCTGGAGTTGAATATCCAAAAGAAGTTTTAGAACAACAATTTGAAAAAGACTTTCTTGTCTATCTTCATGCAGCAGAAAGATATATTGGTGATTGTGAAGTACCAGAAGTTATTAAGGACTGTGTTATAGAGATTGCTTACAATATTGGTGAGCCTAAATTATTCCAATTTGTCAATATGCGTCAAGCTATGCAAGATGGTCAATGGAAGTTAATGGCAGCAGAGTTAAAAAATTCAAAGCTGTATAGAACTCTTACCTCAAGATATGAACCAATGGTCAAACTAATAGAGGAGGCCTAGTATGTGGACTATGTTATTAAAACCCTTAATAGGTGTAGCTGGTGATGCAGTTCAGAACATGGCAAAGGCAAAAGCTGCTAAAGCTGAACAAAAAATTACTGAAATTCGTGCCAATACTGAAATTTTAAACAAACAAATTAATGGTGAGATTGAATTTGATGTTGCAGCTATAAAGGGCCACAAAGATAGTTTAAAGGATGAATGGCTAACATTATTATTCTCTATTCCTTTAGTTTTAGCATTTATACCTGGTTGCGAAGAAATTGTTACAAGAGGTTTTGAAGCATTGGATAAATGCCCAACTTGGTACAAAGCAGCAGTTTCAGCAATGATAGCTTCAGTATTTTCTTTAAGAGGTGCAAAACATTTCTTAGGCAAAAAATGAGTACCATCAAAGAAGTAGAGGCCCTGTTACGCAAAGCTAAGAAAGAAAACAGAGAACTTAAAAAAGAAAATGATGAAAAAAACTTACATATAAAGTTTCTCAATGAACGATTAGATAACTGGGCTGATAAGAATGCACAGTTAAGAGAAGAAAAACTAAAGATTACAGTTGATGATGTTTTAGCTTTTCAAAAATCTAAAGCAGACTATGCCTCTTCACAAGATCAATCCTTTGTAGATCAACTAGAAAAACAAGAACAAGTGAAATTAGACTCACAAGGAATAGCAAATGAGCAAAGATCCGAGACTTAAAAGAGCTGGTGTAAGTGGTTTTAATAAACCCAAAAGAACTCCAGGTCATAAAACAAAATCTCATGTCGTTGTTGCTAAAGATGGTGACAGAGTAAAAACAATTCGCTTTGGTCAGCAAGGTAAGACCGGTGATAAAAAGATGACTGCAAGAGCTAAGTCATTCAAAGCTCGTCATGCAAAGAACATCTCCAAAGGAAAGATGTCAGCAGCATATTGGGCTAACAAAGTTAAATGGTAAAGAAAGGAAACTAATATGGCATACGGATATGGAAAGAAAATGAAGGTTATGAAACCTAAGAAGAAAAAGAAAAAAACAAAAGCAAAAAAGTCTAAGAGGTACTAATGCCCTTTTCAAAATACTCACCAAAACAAAAGAAGTTGGCAGCAGTAGCTGGTAATAAAAAGAAAATAGAAGCTGCTGATTTTAAAAAATTAAAGAAAAAAAAGAAGAAAAAATAATGGCAACTAAATCAATAAAAGCACCTAGAGGTTTCCACTGGATGAAGTCTGGTTCTTCATACAAACTTATGAAGGGTGATTACAAACCTCATAAGGGAGCAGTGAAGATGGCTAAATTTACACTTCAAACAAAACATAAAGGATAATTATGGCAACTAAGAATGTACCCACTAATAAGGCTTTATATGCAAGAGTTAAAGCAGAAGCTAAGAGGAAATTTAAAGTTTACCCTAGTGCATATTCTAATAGTTGGTTAGTTAGGACTTACAAAAAAAGAGGTGGGGGTTATACAACCAAAAAGGCATGAGTAGAGCTAGTGGTGGATTAACGAAGTGGTTTAAACAAGATTGGGTAGATATAGGTTCGCCAAAAAAAGGTGGTGGATATGCCAAGTGTGGAAGAAAATCTGCAAAAGGAAGTAAACGAAAATATCCTAAGTGTGTACCAGCTTCAAAAGCTGCAAGAATGACTAAATCACAAATTAAATCTGCTGTTAGAAGAAAGAGATCAAAGGCTCAAGGTGTAGGTGGTAAACCAACCAATGTCAAAACATTCGCAAAAAGATAAGGATATAGTTCTTATAGAATGGATTGATGCTTTTGAATGTGCTAGTGGTTGGATTGAATTAGAAGAGGCCCTGAAAGCAAAACCACCGACTGTTTACAGTCTAGGATTTATCCTTAAAGAAGAAAAAGATTACATAACTTTATGTGCCGATCTAGGTAGAGAGGGTGACTCTGATTGTGGAAGAGTTCAAATAATCCCTAAAACATGGGTAAAGAAAACTATTTTAGTTGATAAAATATAAAGGGGTGTCGTTAAACACCCCCTGTAAAGCTATTTAAATGGGAAAAATAATGGACTAAGTTGCCTTAAAATCCAAATATTAAGTCTTTTTCTAGGTTTATAAGTTTTAATAAGTTTTCTGTTAAACTCAGGACTATCTTCAATAACGCAAGTAAACATTAAACTAACTCCAAAACTTTATCTTTTGCTTTCTCAAGTGAGTAAAATTCATAAAGAGTCATACTTTGTTTAGACTCATTCCATTTATTAACCACATACATAGTTGGAGTCGAATAATCAACTATTTGTATATGTAAATTTTTATCACCAGTAAATTCATAATAATTATCAGTTGTTTCGTCATTTGTGTCCCTAAAAATAAATTTACTTTTATCCATTATGCAACCTCTTTCTCTTTAATCTTCCAAGGCTTTATTGAAGTAAAAATTATAACTCCCTTATGTTTTATTTGGTCATAATCTTTTTGAGTTAATATTATTTGTTTCTTTTCTTTATATTTGAACTGCCAATAAGTCATAGTCTCTCCTTAAAAAAGGCTAAGCAAAAGTGTCGGCATAGTGTCGGAAAATAAAAGTTTATACTCGCAAACTTTCGCTCAGCATTACCCAAAAGTGCTGGTTTTTGTATCGTTTTGCACATTATGGTTAAGGAGTACAATATTACCAATGATATGTCCACCCCTAATTTATATTGAAAAATATAGCTTTTTATAGGTTTATTAATTAGGTGTCGGCATTTTGTCGGTAGATTCATAAACTATCTATAAGATTCTGTTTTCTTTTCTTATCTACCTTTGCATAGTTATAAACCATAGTCTCAGACTTCCACCCACCAACAGTCATAATATCATTAGTAGAAGCACCTTTATTAGAAAGTTCTGAAGCAAAAGTGTGTCTTAATGAATGTCTTTTCTTATTTTGGTCAACATCAGCAAAACTTAACATCCTTCGCCATCTTGGTATTAAACCATTATTAGTATTTTTTTTATGGCCCACAAACCTCCAAGAAAATAAATAACCCTCCCTATCATTTATCCTTTGTAGCCAGTGCCATAAAGATAATTTTGGTTCATTATCATTTCTTTGTATAGGTATGTTCCTCCAAGATTGAGTTTTATTTTCAAATATATTTAATTCATTATTATCCAGGTCAATCATAGAACGACCATTTGGATCTAATCTACCAAAATTCATATCAAGAGCTTCTTGTATTCTAGCACCAGTTCTGTAAAGAAATATTAATAAGAACTTTATTTCAAAGTCTGAGAAGTCCATACATCTTACTATCTCTTCTCTAGTCCACACATATTTATCCTTATCTCTCATAGAAATTTGTGGAAGTTGTTTTATCTTATAAGGTTTGCACCAATTATTCTCAGCTGCAAAACTTATTAATCTACTCAAGGGCCTAATGACACTTGTGTTTATAGTATTATATTTTGCTGATAATTTTTTTCTCTCATCTAGTGGTATTTGATTAAATTTTCTACCTTTATACTTTCTAATCATATCACCAACCTCAGTGCCTTCAGGATATCTTAAATAAATTAATTCTTCTTTTTTTTGATTAGTAATATTATCTAAACAAGTTTGACCAATACATTCTGCATTCTTTTCAAAAAATGGTTTTCTTACCTCACTAGGACATTGATCTAGACTATTTAAAAGTTTTTCAGTTGCCTCCTTCACAGTCAATCTTTTAGACTCTCTAATAGGTGCTTGTCCTTTGTCTAATTTTTTTTGTAAATGCCACAAAAAACTTTCAGCATCAGCTTTTTTTATAGCTCCCGTAGATAACAGTTCTATTCTATAAATTTTATGTGGGGTTTTATATGATCCAGTCACACAATAATAAGGTGACCTACCATCTTTTCTTTTAGTTATTTTAAGCATAATGATTTAATCCTTTCTATATCCTCTTTAGTAAACACCTGTTTACTGCCGAAATAACGATTAAAACACTGCTCTTTTGGGTGTTTGGAAGATAGACTATCTAGTGTTCTTTTAAAAGCTCTTTCTGATTTAGCCTTGAATTTTGGGAATATTTCCCTCATTGTGTATAGTTCTTCTATCATAGTAATTTCTCCTGGTTTGTATTTTCTGGTGATTTCCAAAAGATATTGCAGAGTCTAAACTCAGACTCACCTTTAAATCTTGGTGGAAAACTCCTCGATGTTTTTGTTAATAAAGCTGATTTAAGTTGATCGACATCTAGGAACATTTCCTCATTTATGTCTAACCTTTTTAAAATCATGCCACCTTTTTTTATGGCCTTTTTTATTTCGTAGTCCTTCAGGGAGGCTTTCCCTTGCCATAATCTACCTATTCTCCTTGTTGGATATTTCATGTTACTAACCCTCCTAACTTCATTTCCTGTCTATTTGTTGCATTTGCATCTAACATGAACTCTATTTTTGTTTGAACTCTCTCTAGTTCTGCATATTTATTATCCATATCTTCTTGAGCTTTCTCTAATTCTACTTTTAATTGAATAACAGACTCATCTGTTCGGGCCCTAGCTTTACGATCCTCAATAGACATTTTTAATTCATTAAATTTTAATTGAATAAAAGTTTGATCGAGTTGATAGTCTAGTAATCTTTCAGTTCTATCTCTCTCTCTTTTAGCTGCCCTATATTCTTTAATGGCTATCATTTTTGCATCAGCAATTTTATTGGGATCAAAACTTTCCATGAGCTTGTATTACCTCCTTTACCATGTCTAAAACTATGCACTTAACCTCTGCATTAAACTTAGAGTCTTTATGGCAGAGTTCATGATGCTTTCTGCATAACGCTGATAAGTTCTCAATATGATTTTTCAATTTAGAACCTCCCATTTTTTTTGGATCGATATGATGAACATCATCAGCTTGTGTGCCACATACAACACAAAAGAACTCACTAGTGTCTTTTAAGTTGTAAAATGTTCGATACACTTTTATGTGTTCTTGCATTTCTATTTCTAACCACCCTTAAATTTTTAATCTTTACCAAGGGATATTGATCTCTATCCCACCCATATTTGTTTTCATCAAACAAGTGTTTCTCAATGTGTGATATGTTTATTTTTTTCATTTTTGCTCCTTAATTTTACTAACGATTGAACCTATCGCCCAAACCATAAGAAGATTAATGAGCAATAGGAAAGTTATTATTATGAGAAGTACAGTTTCAAACATTAAAAAGGAATGTCGTCAGGGATTGAGTCACCTAAG